AGTTACAGGAGATCCAGTTAAAATTCTTTTATAAGAAACTTTATCTCCAAGACCAATTATATTTTTAGTTCTTATAGCACTAGGATTTTTTATTGTAGTAGATTCATCTATTGCCATTAAAGATTTATGACAATTTAAAAATCTAAATGCAAATTGTTTTCCTTTTTTAGTTGATAAAGATTCAACATTCATAATTAAAATATGAAAATCATGATCAGATTGAAATAATGTATTTAATTCTTTTTCTTTAGATTTACCTGCACTAGATTCCCATAACACCATTTTTTTCTCAATATGATCTGGCATATGAGTAGGTATTTCAGAGTCAAACCAGTTCTTATAAACACCTTTAGGAGCTATAATTAAGGCGCCATTTATAAGGCCTTTATCATAAAGCATTGACATATTGTCTATTAGTACTTTAGACTTACCTGTTCCCATTTCCATAAAATAAGCAAATACTTTCTTATCCCAAGACATTTCTAATGCCTTTAATTGATGTGCAAATGGCTTTGTCCTAAATTTATAATGCATAATAATAGTTAGTTCTTTCTATTGATTAGTATAACACATTAATATACAAGAAGTCAAGAATGGAAAAAAATAAAGTTTACGTTATTCAAGATGTGCCAGGCACAAGGGAAGGAAGACCAAAGATAAATATTATTGGGGCTTCTCAATTTGGTACACTAAAAGTTCTACTTCCAGAAAATGCACAAATAATATTAAGTGCAGGACCTGTTGTATTTAAGTTACGACAGTTGCTAAAAGATTACACTTCAGAAGATTATTTACTACTTACAGGTGACCCTGCAATAATTGGTGTTGCATGTTCAATTGTTTCTGATATAACAAATGGCAAGTATAAATTATTAAAATGGGATAAACAAGAAAGGAGATATTATCCAATTGAAATTGACTTGTATCAAAAAACAAATTTGGGCACTTGACAAACGTAATTTAAGGGATTATAATATACAGAAAAATAGAAAGATAAAAATATGACAATAAATTTTGAACAAGACAGAGTAGAATCAGTAACACAAATTGATGCTGCAAAAACTTTATCAGATAAAGTTTTAAAGTTAAAAGATTTAGAAGACGAAATTTTAAATGCAGAAGAAAGTTTAAATAAATTAAAAGAACAAGCAAGAATACTTTCTCAAGTAGAAATTCCTGCCATGATGCAGGAAATGCACATAACAAAATTAAAGCTAAAAGATGGTGAATCTGTAGAAGTAAAACCTTTTTACAGTGCATCTATTTCTCCTGAAGTTCAGGATAAAGCTTTTGAATGGCTTCGTAATAACGGTCTAGGTGATATTATTAAAAATGATATCATCGTTACCTTTGGTCGTGGCGAAGATAACAAGGCAGCGCAATATGCTGTCCTTGCACGAGGTCAGGGGTTTGAACCAGTCCAGAAGGTTGGTGTTCATCCCCAGACACTCAAAGCGGTTGTCAGAGAGCGTATAGAATCTGGACTCGATATGCCCTCTGACTTATTTAAAACTTACGCGGGTAACAGTACAAAAATAACAAGGAGATAAAAAATGGAAACAGGAAACGCGAAACAGGTAGCGGTAAAAAAAGCAGCGCCACTTCCTTCTTCAATATTGTTTGAAGGAGATGCGCATGCAGGTTTTGAAAATGTAAAGCAAGATAGTATTGCTTTACCTATTTTAAAACTATTACAAAATGGCTCTGGAGAAGCACAAAAACGTAATCAAAATTATGTTGAAGGCGCTGAACCAGGAATGCTTTTGAATACAGTTACAAAGAAACTGTATGATGGAGCAAATGGAATTTCAGTTATTCCATGTCACTATAAATTAGAGTATCAAGAATGGTCAGATTTTGGAACTGGTTCAGGAAGACCAGAAAAAATCTATCCAGATACTTCTGATATTAAAACAAAAACTACTGAAGATAATATGGGTAAAGATAGATTACCAAATGGTAATTACATATTAACTGTTGGTCAGCATTTTGTTTTGATTGTTGATGGTGACAGTACTGAAACTGCTTTAATATCTATGAGTTCATCTCAAGGTAAAGTAAGCAGAAAGTGGAATTCCATGATGATGTCAATTGTAATGGAAGGTCAAAAAGGACCCTACACTCCACCATCTTTCAGTCACATGTATAAATTGTCGACTGTCTTAAATTCTGGAAAAGGAAACCAATGGTATGGATATAACATATCTAAAGTTGGCCCTGTTACAGATGAAAAGATCTATAAGAGAGCTAAAGCTTTTTACGAAAGTTTAGCAGTTAAATAAATAAAATAATGGGTGGTAGCAATACCACCCATAACAATTGAGTGGAAAATGTTAGAAAGATTTAAGAATATATTTGCTGGTCTTGAAACTTCTTACGGTCAAACAAAAATGACTGGTGAGATCAGAGATGATGGAAAGAATGAAGCAGAATCAATTACAGTACATAAACCTGTGACCGATGTTTTATGGCAAAAACATTTAAAGGGTGAATTTCCGGCGTTAGGAATTGTTCCTATTAGACAAGATAGTAGATGTAAATGGGGATGTTTAGATGTTGATGTTTATGATTTAGATCACAAAGAATTAATTACAAAAATAAAAAATAAAAATTTACCTTTAATAGTTTTTAAATCAAAATCAGGTGGAGCACATATATTTTTATTTGTAAAAGAATTTGTTCCAGCATCTTTAGTTAGAGAAAAATTAAAAACAATGGCAGCAATGTTAGGTCATGCTGGTAAAGAATTATTTCCAAAACAAGATTATATACTTGCAGATAAAAACCAAGTTGGTAGTTGGTTAAATGTTCCATATCATGGTGGTGATGAATCTGTACGACGTGCACTAGATGATAATGCAGAGCTATTAACTTTGGAAGAATTTTTTAAATTGTATGATAAAAAAGTTTTATCTGAAAAAGATTTAATACAATGGAAAGAACCTATAACAACAGATGACGAAGATTTATTAGAAGCTCCACCTTGTTTAGTTACATTGTTATCTGACAAAGTTCCTCAAGGTAAAAGAAATGATACCATGTTTAACGTTGGTGTTTATTTAAGAAAAAGATTTCCAGATTCATGGAAAACAAAGTTAAGCACTTATAACGGTAAATACATGGCTGAACCATTAACAGATTCTGAAATAGAAAATGTTATTAAATCATTATTAAATAAGGATTATCGTTATAAATGTAAACAAGAACCTATTAGAAGTTTTTGTGAATCAAAGATTTGTGTTAAAAGAAAATTTGGTGTTGGAGAAAATGTTCCAACTCCTGAAATAGAAAGAATAGAAAAATATCCATCACATCCAACAATTTATATTGTCTATCTTGATGGCAAACCAGTTGAAGTAGACAGAGCAACACTTCATGAATTTGATAAATTTTCTATGGAAGTAATGGATCAGTTAAATCAAGTGTTAATGCCAATAGGTAAAATGGTTTGGAAAAAACTATTACATAAAATTATGTCTAATAAAGATACATTTAAAATATTAGAAGTTCCGCAAGCAGCAAGACTTGATTATCAATTAAAAGAATTACTGGGTGATTTTTTAAATAGAGCAACCGGTAAGACTATGGAAGATGTTAAAAGAGGGATTCCATTTACAGAAAATGGACATAGTTATTTTAAATATCAAAGTTTTAATAATTTTTTAAAAAGAAGTAAATCTTGGGAGATACCAAAAGCAAAGACACAAAGAATGTTAACAGAAATATTTAAAGCAAAAGAAGAAGTTTTAAAATTAGATAAAAAATCTATGAGAATATGGAAGATTGAAACTATTAATGTAGATAAACCAACTATTACAGAAACTGCAATGAAAGATCCAGCATTTAAATGAAAAGAATAATTATTCCAGGACCTCCTGGAACAGGTAAAACATATCATTTGATTAATAACTATCTTAAGAAAGAGATTGAAGAATATAAAACTCCTTCAGATAAAATTGCTTATTTAACATTTAGTAATGCTGCAACTAATGAAGCAAAGAAAAGAATTTTGAATACCTTTCCAATGGTAAAAGAATTTCCATACATATGTACTATGCATTCACTTGGAACAAAACAATTAAACATAGATACAAATACACAATTACTTAAAGATGAAAAATGGAATGCATTTAAAAACTTTTCACAAATTTGCAAAGATTTATCTTTTGATTCTTATTTTGATCCATACACAGAAACAACTTTATATAAAAATGATCATATGAAAATTATTGAATATGCTAGATGTAAAAAAATATCTATTATGGATGCTGCAATAGAATTAGATAAACATTATAGTGTAGATACATGGTTAACAGAACAAATTGATGCCGATTTAAAATCATACAAGAAACAAACCGGAATGATTGAATATTCCGATATGATTAAACAGTTCATTGAGAAAGACAAATGTCCCCCACTCAACGTTGTCTTTTTGGATGAAGCACAGGATCTGAATCCTCTGCAATGGGATATGTTCAATTACATCGAATCAAGATGTGAGAGATCTTACATTGCAGGGGATGACGATCAAACGATTTATACGTTTCAAGGTGCTGATCCAAATATATTTATAAATTTAGGTGGTACTGTAGATGCAAGAGTTGAATCAAGACGATGTCCAAGAGTAATTCATAGAAAAGCATTAGATATATTACAACATGTAGATAATAGAATGATTAAAAGTTGGCTTCCTAGAGATGCAGAGGGACAAATTTTTGAAGATCAAACACTAGATAATATTAATTTTAGTAAAGGAGAATGGATGATTATTGCAAGAACAAATCAAATGTTAAATCCAATTAAAGCTCATTTAACTTCATTAAATTTAAGGTTTGCAAGTAAAACAAATACAATTTTATCAGATGAATTATTACAAGCTTATCAAGTGTGGCATAGATTAAATCAAGGGGCAACCGTTGGATCTGAAGAAGCAAAGGCAGTTTATAAGGTTTTAAATTACAATATGGACCATGTTGAATATGGATTTTCAAGCGGCAAGTCATTAGATACTGTAGATTTTGTAGATATAGATGATCTGATGCTAAATCATGGGCTTCTGGTGACTGGGAGCTGGGAGCAATTAAATTTTAAGGAAGATACAAAACTTTATATTAAATCGTTATTAAATAGTGGTGATGATTTATTTAAACCTGCAAGAATTAAAGTATCCACAATACATGGTGTAAAAGGTGAAGAGTGTGAAAATGTAGTTTTATATACAGGAATGGAAAAAATTATATATGACTCTGCATTAAGAAATCCTGATCCAGAACACAGATTGTTTTTTGTGGGTGTAACAAGAGCAAAAGAAAATCTTTATATCATGCAACCAGATATAGAAGATCATTATAACTATATACCAGGAGATCCAATACTATGACAAACAAAGCGTTCTTTAAACAAGTAGGAGGTTCACATTATAAAAAATATAAAATACAACCCTCTAGATTCATTAACGATAATAAGATACTGTTCGCAGAAGGTAATGCAATTAAATATATTTGCAGACATCAAGACAAAGGTGGAAAGCAAGATTTAGAGAAAGCGATTCATTACATACAAATGATAATAGAAAGAGATTATGATGTTTAGAAAACCAAGAACAACGGTGTTTATTATGGGATTAATAACAATTTTATGTATGTATTGTTATTTGAAAGGAATTATTTAAATGTTTGAAGCTCAGAAAGAATGGATTTGTCCAGAAAATTTTCCTGATTTAAAAGGATATAAATATATTGCAATCGATTTAGAAACTAAAGATCCAGATCTTAAATCAAGGGGATCTGGTGCAATTATTGGTAATGGTAATATTGTTGGTATTGCTGTGGCAGTTGAAGGATGGTCAGCGTATTATCCAATTGCTCATGAAGGTGGTGGCAATATAGAAAAAGAAAAAGTTTTAAATTGGTTTAAAGAAGTTTGTGCAACGGATGCTGTAAAAATATTTCACAATGCAATGTATGACGTATGCTGGATTCGGGCGGCGGGGATCCAAATTAAAGGACACATTGTAGATACAATGGTAATGGCATCATTAATTGATGAAAATAGATTAGCATATACATTAAATAGTATTTCATTTGAATATCTTGGTGAAGTTAAAGATGAGAAAGCTTTAAATGAAGCCGCTCAATCTTGGGGAATAGATCCTAAATCTGAAATGTATAAACTTCCTGCAATGTATGTAGGTAATTATGCAGAAAAAGATGCACAGTTAACATTAGAATTATTTAAAGTGTTATCTCGTGAAATACAAAAACAAAATTTACAAAATGTTTTTGATTTAGAAACACCATTGTTTCCATGTTTATTAGATATGAAATTTAAAGGAGTAAGAGTTGATATAGAAAAAGCACAATTGTTGAAACAAC